AAGTCATGCCTTGACTTACAAACCATTATGATTCGTTATGGCATTGAAACAAAGTTTTCTTTTCTCTTCAATGAATCACTCATCACAAGAGCAAGAAATTATCTAGTAGATGAATTTTTGCGTTCCGAATATACCCATATGATGTTCATTGATTCGGATATTCATTTTGATCCAAATGATATCATTGCACTGATGGCTCTTGATAAAGATGTTATCGGTGGTCCTTATCCGAAAAAATCTATCAATTGGGGTAACATTGCTGACACTGCTCGGCGTCATCCAGATTTGAATCCTCGTGAACTTGAAAATCTTGTTGGCGAATATGTGTTCAATGTTGTGAAGGGTACGCAACAATTTCAAGTATCTGAACCACTAGAAGTTATGGAGATTGGCACTGGTCATATGATGATCAAGCGCCATGTATTTGAAAAATTGGCAGAAGCATTTCCAAAGATTCGGTACAAACCAGATCATGTTGGTCAAGCACACTTTGATGGTTCACGATACATTCATGCGTACTTTGACACTGTGATTGATACTGCTGATAGTTATACTGGTGGTGGTTCTGATCGTTATCTGTCCGAAGATTATATGTTCTGTCAGATGTGGCGTAAGATGGGTGGTTCAATCTGGTTATGTCCATGGATGAGAACAGCACATATTGGTACCTATCACTTCCAAGGAGATATGCCAGCTGTTGCCAATTATGTTGGAGAAATGTAATGGGAAATCCTTACGGATACAAAATTGGAGATGAAGTAAAAGCTTCACAAAATGCAACAACTGGTGGCCGTAAGTTTGATGGTGGTAAATTACAGTATGGTTTAATTCCACCGCTTGCACTTAAAGCAACGGTTGAAATTCTTACCTTTGGTGCAGAGAAGTATGAACCAGACAATTGGAAATTTGTTCCTGATTCCAAGCGTAGATATTTTGATGCCATGCAACGGCATCTTTGGGCTTGGAAAGAAGGAGAGATTAATGATCCAGAATCTAGTAAACACCATTTGGCCCACGCCATGTGTTGCCTGATGTTTTTGTATGAGCATGATGTTAAGTATTCCAAAGAATAACTTGACAATGTATTTTGAATGTAGTATTATAAAAGAACTTTTACATAATGGAGAATCAAATGAAGTTAACCAGTGAAACACTATCCGTATTAAAAAACTTTGCCAGTATCAATCAAGGCATCGAGTTTAAAAAAGGCAATACAATCCGTACCATGTCATCCGGCAAAACTGTTCTTGCCAAAGCCACATTGAAAGATGAATTTCCACAAGATTTTTGTGTATATGATTTGAATCAATTCTTATCGGTTCATTCTATGTTTGATAACACCGAAATCGAATTTGATTCTAACCATGTGATTTTCAAAAGTGGTGCCAAAAAATCAACTAAGTATCGTAAGACAGCCAAAGAAATGATTGTCACCGCACCAGAGAAAGAATTGAGCTTACCATCGGTAGATATTTCTTTTTCTCTAACAAAAGAAGATTTTGCTGATATTCTAAAGAGTGCAGGTATTCTTCAATCACCACACATTGCCGTTGAATCAGATGGTGATAAGGTTAAACTAACTACCTTTAATGCCAAAGACGATTCAGCACACACAAACTCGATTGAAGTTGCCGATGGCACAGGCATTAAATTTAAAATGGTTTTCTTAACAGACAATTTGAAAATGATTCCCGGTGCCTATGATGTAGAAATCTCATCAAAAGGTTTGGCTTCATTTAAAAACAAATCGGTTGATATTCAATATTGGGTTGCAACTGAGTCCAAAGAATCTAAATTTGGAGAATAATATGTTGGTATATTTTACAGATGCAACCAATCAACAAAAAGTTGCCATTAATCCAAAATATGTTGTTGTAGTATTTGTTTTACCTGATGGTGACATGAAAGGCAAAACAGTAGTTGGATTAACCAATGGCAATATTGTTGTGGAAGAATCACAGATTGATGTTGTTGGTGTTCTGCAAGGCCAAATTGAGTAGTATTTTTGTTGTATATTATATTATGGAGTATGTGAAATGGAACATTTATTATGGGTCGAAAAGTATCGACCAGCTAGAATAGAAGATTGTATTCTTACAGATGCAATCAAGGAAACTTTTCAGGAGTTCGTTAAGAGAAAAGAAATACCAAATCTTCTTTTATCTGGTACAGCAGGTGTTGGAAAAACAACAGTTGCTAAAGCATTGTGTAATGAGGTCGGTTGCGATTACATTATCATCAATGGCTCTGATGAGTCTGGAATTGATGTGCTTCGCAATAAAATTAAAAACTATGCTTCATCAGTTTCTCTTATGGGTGGCAGAAAAGTTGTCATCATTGATGAGGCTGATTATCTTAATCCCAATTCAACTCAACCGGCTTTACGGGGAGCCATTGAAGAATTTGCATCAAACTGCTCATTCATCTTCACTTGCAATTTCAAAAATCGTATCATCGATCCGATACACTCTCGTTGTTCTGTTATCGATTTTAAAATCAATGGTTCCAAACCAAAACTGGCAGCACAATTTTTTAAACGAGTTGAAAACATCCTTTCACAAGAAGGTATTACATACGACAAAGAAGTTGTCGCAGCCGTTATCACGAAACACTTTCCAGACAATCGTAGGATTCTTAATGAACTTCAACGATATTCAGTTTCTGGTTCAATTGATAAAGGTATGCTTTCTAGTGTTAGTGATATACAACTTGCTGATTTACTCCGGGCATTAAAAGACAAAGACTTCGCATCAGCCAGAAAATGGGTCACTAACAATCTTGACAACGACCCAGCCAGAATCTTCCGTAAACTATACGACAGTTTATATGAATCGTTGAAACCACAATCTGTTCCACAATTGGTTTTGATTCTTGCTAAGTATCAATATCAAGCCGCCTTTGTTGCTGATGCAGAGATTAATCTGGTTGCTTGTTTGACAGAGATTATGGTGGACTGTGAGTTCAAATAATGCCAGATTTATTCAAAGAAATAATACCATCCATACTAACAACTAAGAAGTCTGTAATACACGATGATATTGATGCAAAAGACTATACTCCTTTTGTGGTCAATCGTGCCTTGTCGTACCATATGGATTGTGTTCTGTATGCCAATGAGATGAACCTTTATCCAGAGTTGGAAAAAGACCTTCAATATCAATATCTTCTAAATACCATTAGGTCAATGAAACGGAAATTTCAACCGTGGCAGAAGTCAGAGACCGATAAGAACATAGATTGCGTAAAGGCCTATTTCGGTTACTCTAATCAAAAGGCTAAAGAAGCTTTGCGTATTCTTAATGATGAACAAATCGCTGAAATAAAAAGAAGAACAGATAAAGGCGGAACATGATTAATATTACAGATTTAGTTGAAGTGACTTTGAATGAACAGGATGATTTCCTCAAGGTCCGTGAAACACTTACACGAATTGGTGTTGCTTCCAAAAAAGAACAAACATTATTCCAGTCGTGCCATATACTACATAAAAGAGGTCAATACTATATTGTCCACTTTAAAGAACTGTTTGCCTTAGATGGTAAACCAACCGATATTACCGAAAATGACTTGTCCCGTAGAAATGCCATTGTAAAACTATTGGAAGATTGGGGTCTGGTAACTGTTGTTCGGAAACAACAGATTGAAAATCCACCACCTATTTTCCTCAGTCAAATCAAGATATTATCGCATAAAGAGAAAGATGATTGGCAATTAGTACCAAAATATAATATTGGTAAAAAAACTCAGGACTATTGACAAGTAGTATAAATACTAGTATACTTATGGTGTGGTGCTCATCCGAGGCCACAGTTTTATTGACTAACTCGCTTAATTAAGGAGAAATCTATGACAAGCACAAATCTATTATTCCCACAATGGGCTTCACTATCCAAATCTTTGGATCCTTTCTCGGTCGGTTTTGATGATGTATTAGACCAAATCCGTGATATCTCAGAAACCGTAGCCAAAGCATCACCTGGTTATCCCCCATACAATATCAAACAAGTAAAAGAAAACAAGTATGTCATTGAAATGGCAGTTGCTGGTTTTGCTAAAACTGATATTGAAGTTACCTTAGAAGGTAATAAATTAGTAATCAAAGGTGCTGTAGTTGACAGTTCCGATGATGCTGATAGTTACATCTACAAAGGTATTGCTAACCGTAATTTCAATCGTGCTTTTACTCTTGCCGATAAAGTAGAGATTAAAGATGCCGAAATTGCAAATGGTATGCTCAAAGTTTGGTTAGAGAATATGGTAAAGGTTCAAGATGCGGTAAAGAAAATTACTGTAAAATCGAAAGATGAGTAACTGGTGGCCCGTAACCGATGAGGAATGGGAACAGTTGAATTATCCAAAAAGTCGGTAAAAATATAGGGGGATCTTGACAGACCCCCTACTCTTATGTTACAATTATATTATGAAAAATGTGAAACCCAAATCAATACTCAAAAAAGTTCGTGCCAGAAATGGTACGGATATCTACTATACTTATTCGAATTGGCCAATTGAAGAAATTGACGGTGAAAAGTTTATTCCTGTTGTAAAACAAATGCCTGATCCAAAAAAGAATCAGGTGGTTCATTATATGAAAAAAGATAGTATGGAGTATGTGAAATGAGTTTTCTAATTCAACACCAATTATTAAATAATCAAAAAAGAAAGTTTGATCCTAAAAATAAAAAGGACTTAGAATTATTTAAAATGTTTTTATTGGAAAATAAATGGAGAGGACCTTGTCCTTTTCTTTTAGAAGAACCACATACAGTAATACCAGAAATGTTAAAAGACAAATACATCCGTAGTCAATTTAAGATTTCAGAACCTGTTCCAGAGATTTTAAAATGAATTGGTTAAAATATTCAGGTTGTAATATTACATTGAAATTAAATCCATTTCATTGGAGATTACATTGTGCATATAATAAAACAAATGAAGTTTGGGAAACTGATGCATTTGTTTTAGAGTTGTTACCTTTTACTATACGAATATGGTTTGATAACGGATCTTGGTAATGAAACAAAAATTTATTGACGCTTACATAGATGTGGCAGAAAGGTTTGCGAAACTATCTTCTGCCAAACGATTACAAGTTGGTGCCATTGTAGTCAAAGATGACCGAATTATTAGTATCGGTTACAATGGTATGCCAGCCGGTTGGGATAATACTTGTGAAGATGTGGTAGAAGTTCATGAGGTTGGTGGCGTAGTTACTAAAACCAAACCTGAGGTGATTCACGCAGAGGCTAATGCCATCGCTAAGTTGGCCAAGAGTTCCGAGTCTGGAGATGGTTCCACGATGTTCCTGACCCATGCACCTTGTATTGATTGTGCTAAACAAATCTATACCGCTGGCATCAAAAAGGTATATTACCGAAATACCTATAGAGATGCTATAGGGCTTGACTTCCTTAGGAAATGTGATATAATGGTGTCCAAGATAGAGTAATGCATTTCACCAGGTGAAAAAAATGTTGGTCATAAATAGCTTTGTATTGGGTCAGTTTACTAAAGAGAAAGGTCCCAAATGCAGCTAAGCATAGTTAATTGTCCCGATAAAAAGCGTTTTAGACCGTTTGTGAAGCGTGCTGCTCAGTTTTACGCAAAAGAATTGATATCCGAAAAGATGTTAGAGAACATTTTTGTTCGTATAAAGTTTAGTAAAGATTTACCTGCTTATGGTTATGCTTCGGTAGAAGATTATAATGATAGTGGTAAACCTAGAGAATTTGAAATCGAGTTACATTCTGGCATTGGTGGTTATGATATTCTCAAAACATTGGCACATGAAATGGTTCATGTTAAACAATATGTTTATGGTGAAACCAACGAAAGACTATCTCGTTGGAAAGGCCAAAGAGTAGATTCCGATACCATTGATTATTGGGTTCAACCTTGGGAAATAGAAGCACACGGATATGAAGCCGGTTTATTTACCAAATTTGCTATTAAAGAAAAACTTTGGGAAATATTTGAAGGTGTTAGTAATCCAGATTCAGAAATTGAAATAGAACCTATAGGTTGGAAAAATATACCACAAATAACTATTGACAATCAACCTATATAATGTTATAGTATTACATATGCGGTCGGGGTATAGAACCAGGGTAGGTGTCCAACTTACTCATCTAGTGCGAATCTAGACCACCGCTCCACTATTTCAAGGACTATATCATGGCAGTTTCAAAATCAAAAAAGAAAAATCCAATGTTAACAAAAAATGGTAAACCAAGATTAGGTCCATTAAACATTGCTCAACTAACAAAGATGTTGGATGAAACGAGCAAACCAAAAATCAAAGCTAAAATCAAAAACGCTATTGCAAGAAAGAGCCTTTCATGAAACCCACTAGAGATAATATTATTGTCATTCGTGTTGCTGCAGAGAAGGCCACTTTTTCTGGCATTATTCTTAAATCAACTGTTGAACCTGATAAAGCTGAAGTAATTGCAATTGGTAATAAAGTAGATGAAGTAAATATTGGTGATACTGTTCTATTAAATTGGAACAAGGCGACCAAGATTGAAAATGAAACTTATGTCGTGCCTATCAAAGAAGTAATTTGGATTTACTAAAAAGGTTGGATTGCCGGAGCCTCCGAAATTTTTTCCTACGATTTCAAAGTTTAAAAAAGTGATTTTAGTTTTTGACATATATAATTATAGCGGGGTAGCTCAGAGGTAGAGCATTGGACTCATAATCCAGGGGCCGTAGGTTCGATTCCTTCCCCCGCAACCACTAAAGGAGATACTATGACAGAGCCAAAAAAGCCAGCAGTAACATTACCTAAATCAAAAACTCCATCAGCACCAAAACCAAAACAAACATTTGTTCCTAAGATGACTGTCATGCGAAAGGCAGGTAGAGGCAGATGACTTCTGATTTAGAAGAATATCGTAAAAGAGCTATGGAGTTGTGGTTCAGTAATGGTGGTTCATGCACAGGTGCTGAGCCACCTGAACCAAAAGTTATTGATGATGCTATTGCTGAAGATGAAGAATTCAAACGAATAGAAAAACAACATAAATAATAAATGGCATACTCAGATAAAGTTATAGACCACTATGAAAACCCACGCAATGTTGGTAAAATGGATATTGCTGATGTTAATGTTGGTACCGGTATGGTTGGTGCACCAGCTTGTGGTGATGTAATGAAATTACAAATCCGAGTAGAGGATGGTATAATCAAAGATGCAAAATTTAAAACATATGGCTGTGGGTCGGCGATTGCAAGTAGCTCGCTCGTCACGGAGTGGGTCAAGGGTAAAACGTTGGACGAGGCTGCAACAATTAAGAATACTCAAATTGCAGAGGAACTCTCGCTCCCGCCAGTTAAGATTCATTGTTCGATCCTTGCGGAAGATGCTATTAAGGCAGCAATAAACAATTACAAAGGCAAACATGATAACAATCACTGCAAGTGCGATTAATAAAGTTCGTGATTTATTGGTAGAAGAAAAATTACCCAATGGCGCATTACGAATGTTTGTCAAAGGTGGTGGATGTTCTGGCTATCAATACGGATTTACATTTGATGAAGAAATTACAGAAGATGATTTTGTAATTGAAAATGATAATATCAAGGTAATTGTTGATATGATATCATCTCAATATCTTCAAGGTGCAACACTAGACTATAAAGAAGAAAAGTTTAATTCACAATTTATGATTAGTAATCCAAATGCTAAATCTACTTGTGGATGTGGTTCTTCATTTAACGCTTAGTTTAGCTAATCTGAATTTTTCTAATAGTTTGATATAGAACCAACCAATATCTATTTCAAACCATTTCCTACTAAGCTTGGCAGAACCAGCATCAGCATGGTGATTATTATGAAGCTCTTCGCCACCAATAATAAGACCAATAGGGAAAATATTTCTAGATGATTCTTTTGTTTCGACATTTCTATATCCCCAATAGTGACCAATTCCATTGATTACACCTGCGGCTAGTAATGGAATCCACAACATTTGAATACCCCAAATCAACAAACCCCACCAAGAAAAACAAAGTAAATTTATTAGTAATAACAAAGTAATTCCTAATCTACTGTGTTTGCTATATACATTTTTTTCCATCCAATCATCTGGTGTTCCTCTACCAAACGCATTGACCATTAGGGTATCTTTGCTGGCGGTGTTATATAAAAATGCTCCACCAAATAAAACTTTCCAAATACCAAATAATTGAGGTGAATGTGGATCACCTTTTTGGTCGGTCATACCATGGTGTTTACGATGAATGGCTACCCATTGTTTTGTAACCATGCCTGTGGTTAACCATAACCAAAAACGAAAAAAGTGATTTACTACTGGATGAAATGTAACGCCTAGATGAGTTTGACTACGATGTAGATAAAGTGTTACTGCGATGATTGTTAGATGAGTTGTTACTAAAACATAAATTAGTTCGTTCATTGGTGTGTTTTATAAGTGTGTGTGGAAAAAACCAAAGATTGAGTATAAAATATACCCAAATGTCTATTGGATGAATTATTGCCATTACTTATTTAGGTCTTTCCAAGTGTGACGACAACAGGTTTTCAAATATTGATTTTTGCCGTTATTACTCACAGTTTTTGAAGAATTGACAGAATATATTTGAGCTGGTCGTTCACACTTTTTTACTTGACACATAGATGGAATATCTACTAACATTTTATTTTGCTAGTGGGTTATCCATTGCTTTTTGAATCTTGCTATCAATTTCTTTACGCAAAACACGAATGTCTTGGTCAATTTCACGAGATAGTTGTTTATTATCACGCTCAACTTGTTCTACAATTTTTTCCAATTTACGAATATCATTTTTGATATCATTTTTAATATCACGAGTATAATCGTTTGTTTTGGATGATGTTTCTTCTACCATTATCAAACGCTTATCAAACTCAGATAAATCTGGTGCAACATATTTTTCAATTTTAGTTTTCATATCTTGGTATGATTTGTATACTTCAAATGCACCATATAGAGCACCAAGTGTGGATGATACAATTGTAAACGCTATCATTAATTTGGCTGGAGTAAATTCGTATCCACCAATACTAATAACAGTATCTTTGCTGGCATATTTTTTAACTGCTGCTTCAGCTTCGTCAATTTTTTTATTGACATCTTTTATTTCTTCTGGCATTTTATTTTCCTAATTCGTATTGTGATTGAACCATTTGATTATGTAATTGGTCAGTCGCACCAAACAACCTGCGACCAACTCTTGCATTATCGATATTTTTTTGTCCACCATAAATGGCAAACGGTTTATAAAAAGAAACATCTTTCATCACGACACTATTATAAGCATCAAAAGATGGATTGAATCCCATAGCTGCAATAACTAAACCTTGTGTAGCTACTTGAGCATTTATTGATTTTGCTTCACCACTTTCTTTAACGGCTTCAGAACCTTTTGATATTGCTTCTTTTCTTGCCGCCTCAACTCTTGCCTGTTGCATTGTTTGCCTTGGTGTTGATGTTGCGGCAGTCGTTGTGGTGGAACTTGTAGTGGTTGATGAACTGCTTGAACTAGAAGAAGAACTAGAATCACTACTTGAACTTGAAGAAGATGTAGATTGTACCGATTCAACCGCTAGTGTGGTAATATTTTGTTGTAAAGATGATGTTGTTGTTAATTGAACAGCTGTAGCTGGTGCTGTTGGTGCAGTAGATGTGGATGTTGTTGTGATTGTTTGATTAACAACAGGATCCGAAACTAATTGTGGTGTGCTACTAGATGTTGAACTTGTGGTTGTAGTAGTCGTGGTGGTTGTTGAAGAAGCTACTGGCACAACATAACCAGGACAAGTAGGACTAGATTGTGAATTTGCACGACAAGCTTGTGCAGTTAAGTATGCTTGATAAGCAGCTGCATAACCAGGACATTGAGGACTATACAATGTATTCAGACTACACTGCTGATTAAAATATGCCTGTTGATAACCAGGACAACCAGAGTTATATAAAGGATTTGCGGTACATTGTTGTGCAAAATAAGCCGTTTGATATCCTGGACAAGATGTTGAATACAATGAATTTAATGAGCATTGTAAATTAAAATTTGCTTGTTCGTATCCAGGACAGTTAGGACTATACAATGCACTTAATGAACATTGTTGATTAAAGTATGCCTGTTGATAACCAGGACAAGAAGTTGAATGCAATGGATTTGCGGTACATTGTTGACTTAGATATGCTTGTTCATATCCAGGACATTGTTGATTATATAAAGAACTAATACTACATTGTTGATTAAAGTATGCCTGTTGATAACCAGGACACGATGGGTCATACAAAGCACTTATAGAGCATTGTTGAGTTCTGTATGCTTCTGTGTAACCAGGACAAGATGAATTGTATAGTGGATTGATTGTGCATTGGTCAACACTTTGACCTGTTCCACCTAAAGCTTGCCAGCTAAAAATAGAAGAGCCGCCTGGTGTAATGTTTAATCCTTGTCCGTGATAATGTTGGTAGTATTCACCTTTACTTAAATCACCGGAAAATCCTGATGTAACATTGTTCCAAGAAACCATTGCACCAGCAATCCGAGTATCAATTAAACCTGTCGAATCGATTTTAATTTCAAAACTGTTACCGCCTTGTGAAGAACAACATTGACTTAAATTATACCAACCATAAGTCATTGAGTTACCTTCACGGAGATAATATTGTTGTTGATTATTCCAAGAATATAAATCAGTATGTAATCCATAGATTGTGTAGTTATATCGTGGATCGGTTGTATTTCTTAAATCAATTCCAGAACAACAACCTCCACCTAAACCAGACGTTTGTGGGTCCCGGAATGTAACATAACCATTTGTTGCTGCCCATGATGTAGTGAAGTTTTGACCATACATGGGAAATGTAAAACCTAGCGGTACTTCATTATACCAATCGTCCCATGTTGTAATGTTTACAGCATTTGGATTATTTTTAATATCTTGCAAAGGTAAAGCATTAACTCCTGTACCAACAGTTATAGAAAGTCCTGGAGTTCCAGGTATTGGAACAGTAACAATTTGAGCATAAGAAAAAGACGATACTACAAATAGTAGTGCCGCTAATAATTTTCTCATTAGTCTTTACTCTTAATTTTCTGTGGTTTGCGTTCTGGATCGGATTCCCAAATTACTTTTGCTTCATTACCAATTTTACCATCAACTGGACAT